CACACCAATCGCCGTGCAAAGGTCTCTATAGAGGAAAGAGACTAAAATTTTCAAACGCGATCGTCCTGCTGCATTGTCCATTTAGAAAATATTCTTATATTTGCACCGTCATTAAGAGATGCCTCATGTATTTCTTGATTAGGAGAGATGGTAGAGTGGTCGATTACAGCGGTCTTGAAAACCGCCGTACCGAAAGGTACCGGGGGTTCGAATCCCTCTCTCTCCGCAATAAACCTTGATCTTCAAGGACTTACAAACCAAGTACACGAAAGTGTACACGAAAAAGCCCCGAAACATAGCATTTCGGGGCTTTTCTTTTATCATGTTGAACCTCAGGGTATTTTCCTTTTTCTTTTCAGCAGCCTTTTCGTTAGGCTACTGACAGGTCTATGAAATAAGTACATCGCTATGGCAAACAAAGCAGTGTAAATGTATCCTTTTAGTGATACGCCTTTCGTTTCTGTCCTCTTTTGCTCGGACTTCGTTTCTTTGCGTACAACGGCCTTTTCTCTCGCCTCCTTATTCGTTGAGCTCTCTGATTCTTTTCCCTTGTTTTCCTCCAGCTCCTCGACAGTTGTTTGCCGTATCGACTTGATAGTCTGACCTCTAATGCGTGCTAAGTCTACAGCTGCGTTGTCAATAGACACGTCAAAGATTGTGCTATCGCTACGATAGAACTCTATTTCCGTAACGCTCGCGCGCCTTTGACTCTTCCGCATAGCTTCTGCCAGCCTGTCGAAAGCGTTTTCCCTCGAAAGGGACAACGAAACGGAATCAAGCCTATTGCGATTCAGCTGTACCTCCTTTCTGCTCGAACAGGCGGAAATGAGAGTAAGAATAAGAACGAATAATATCTTTATCATTTGATGCGCCTAATATCTTCGAGTCGGTTCATCCAACCTTTCAGGAAGCGTTTGTTGGTATGCTTTAGCAGCTCTTTTTCAGTTGCCTTTCGTCCGATACGCTCCTCGTATCTTCTAATGCTTCTTGCTGTGATGTCCTCTAAGAACTTACGACGCGCGTTGAAGATGGACTCAAACAGCTCATCGGGGTCTGCGTCATTGATGGCCTTGAGGGTCTTTTCTCCGACAACGCCGTCCTGCTCCACTCCCAGCAATCGCTGTGGGATTGTGATGCCGTATTTGCCACTCCCCCAAACCCAATCGACAAGGATATTGGCTACCTTTTGGGACTTGATGCGGTCGGCTTGCCAGCGATCCCAGTAAAGCGTTTTCAGGATGTCGATCCACTCTTTTTCTGTGAGCTTTTTCAGACGCTCGACCGTTGGGCGTGGATAGCCTTTTTTGCGGCAATAAACCTCGTAAGTTCCGATGGTTACGCCCATGTTGGTAGCTCCACCGGCATCGGCAGGATCATGGACAAAACCGCCCTCCCACCTCTTGATGTATGGAGCAAGTAGTTCAACCTTTGCCATCTTCTTTCTCCTCCTCTTTTTTGTGCATATACTCTGAAACAGCCTTTGCGATTGCGTCTAAGTTGTCCCGATTAGACATAACCTGCCCGGCGAGTGTCGCTACATTGTCTATCCTGACTTTGTCCTCTGCTTTCTCGTAGATGGACTTGATTTCTATTAGCCCGATGCCTATTGCTCCAAGAAGCGTTATGAACGGAAATACAGGCAAGCTATATTCGTAGTAAGTCTCTAAATACCATGTAGACGCCATCTGCATAGCATCTACCACCGTCAGGGCAAGTAGCACGTTGTAGTAGCGTGCTATCTTGTCGATCGTCCGCTTGAACCCATAACTCGAACGGGCTATACCGTTCTTCTTCGCCTTTCTCACACCTGACCATAGGTCTGCTAAGATGGCTATCAAGACCATCATATAGATACCGAACAGTATCCAGAGGGTCGCTAAAATTTTTTCCATTATGCTGGTAAGTCAATCGGTATGTTATACTCTAAGCAGTCCGCGTCCACCATCGCGCGGATTGCTACTCTTTCGCGCAAGAAGTCTTCATACGGCTTCTTGTGCTCGACCGGCAGGATGCCAAGCTGCGCACTCTCGTACTCGTTGGCAAGCTTGCGCTCTACCTTTGCCGGATATTTCTCTGATAGGAGAGTCGCAAATATGTTATCCGCCGAGATCGGGTACTCTACCCTGACACAGCTATATCTGTACATTGTTGTTGTTTCTTGACCCTCCGAGCCTCCCGGCACGACCTCTATGGTTCCGCTTTCGCTTGTGATCGTATGCACCTCTTCGATGTCGTAGTTATAAAGGACGGTCATCTGTCCATTATTGAGCGGCTGTATCTTACTCGGCTGCTCAGTTGATAGTAATCCTGTCTGTATCATTCGTTATCCTCTGCATAATCTAAACGCGTAATCCTCATACGATATATTTACCTCTCGATATGTTGCTATACACCCGAATCCGCATTTACCTCCATCGTGCGCAGGCCCACCCAGTAAGCCGTGCACCCACATCGAAGAAAAAGAACTCGGTGCTGAAACGCCATCACACGAGCCAGTCACGCTCGAACCTCCTAAAGACATTGGGAACCCGTACCCTTGACTGGATACAGAAACAGCTTTTACATAGCCCGACTCTGTTGGCAGGCTTGCAATCCTTTCGTATCCAGCAGGGGCATCACTATTAGCAGGCGTTGATTCCGGAGTTGAGAATCCGCTTGGCTTAGAGCAGACATACGCAAAGCTCTCTTTCACTTCGCCTGTTAGCATGTTGAGTACAAATAGGTCATCCGCCTGCAACCAAAGGTATTCAAACGGGGTCTCAAGCCCTCGGTAGGATGTAACTTGTATGATCTTTTCAGGTGTATTGTTCCATCCTTTTATCGAATATACAACCCTGCCCGTTTGATTGCCAAGGGTCGCCGTAACCCCCGACGGCACGAAAGGCCTGTATCCGTTCCAGCTGGCTAATTCGGGCTGAGGCACAGCACAGCCGATTCCAAGCCCACCGGATTTGAAGCCTCCTAACGCCAGATTAGGCTGAAACTCGTCTTGACAGTGTAGAGAAGCGTATTCGATCCGTTGAAGCCATGCTATTTGATTATATGCCCTGTAAGACCCGTGATGAGTGCCGAGCTTGCACGCCGCTCTGACATTGTCACGAGATACGCCCGTGCGCGCTACGCCTACTTGTGATTTCGGCGTGTTATCCAAGCCTGCATCACTCAGACCTCCTCCGCCCCGGTATCTCTCTGCTCCTTGTGTATAGATAATAAGACCCTGCTCGTTGCGAGCAATGCTATTACCTCGCCACGTCAGGAAGCACCCGGACACCACCGTGTTTGTCTGTGAGTCTATCGTTGCGTACCACGGGCTTATAGTCTTACGCTCCTGCTTGATAAACCCCGGAAGCGGATACTCTGAAATGGCAAACAGCCATTTCGTCCCTGATACCTCAAATTTCATATAGTATTCAGGTATTTCGAGCATTACATTTCCATCTGTTGAGTCTATAGTCGCCGGACTCCCATCTTCCCTCTTCCTACTGTCGTTTCCGTGTAGGTAATACTTCACAGAGCCATCCGCATTCTCCACAAACCGTCGCAGTCTGGACTGTATAGGCAAAGACCTGTGCAAGTCCAAATTCCCGACCCGTTTCAGCTTGTAGTCAAGGCTTGAGTAGTCACCCTCAACGCCGTACCACATGTTGTACGGAGACTCCGGATTGCTTCTCCCTATCCCTATCAGTAACCCCATATCAGTACCCCCATTTTAAGCTACCAGACGGCTGTGACGTTTGCCTCACAACCTTAATAATTTCGGGATTCCATCCAACATCAAACCGTGTTGTGACGAAATCGCCCTCCTCCATGCCGGCGAGCTGTACGGCCAACTCTACAGCGCTTACACCGTCATTCTTTAAGTTGAAGCACTGCCCATCAGACAGAGAGAAATCGCCATTTCCCAGCCCTGTTATTTCGCCTATTTTTCCGATTTGAATAGACGCCTGTTCCCCTGATCGTGAATCCATTATCTTTTTGCAGAATTTGTTCTTTACAAACTTAGCTACGTGTTTTATATTAAAACACGCATTTTTATAAGTTAAGCATAACTTACCCCCAACTATTGTCGTATTGTGAAGCAAACAACCAACCTGCGCCAAGCACAGTCGATCCTTCTGCTGGTACCATGTTTGCATAACCGACGTTTACGAGCGCAGATACCAGCCCACCGCGCAACTCCTGCAGTGCGCCGTGTGCGAATACGTAGTGGCTCAATCTGTCATTTGCATTTGCAACAAGAACAGACTTGCCTGCGTCTCCTACGAGGTTGTAGTTGTGCCGTTGCCGGGCATTGATTACAACGAGATCAACAGCGAATCCGGCAGCGTCTCCAACGACACCGTATAGTGGCAGGTCATAGTAAACGACACCACCGCCGGAGGTCGCTTGGTTGAATGTTACCGGTATACGCCCGTTGTTTGCTTCAAGACCATTTACGTAGTAGTATCCGCTCGAACCATTTACCACGAGTGTGTTTAGAGACCGTGCACCAAAGTTGCCACGGCACCAAATACTCGAAGCGTAGAGCCTATACCCACGCCCAAGCGTGTAGTCGTAGCCCTGCGAAAACAGGTCGCCGGAAAACCACATCTTGCCGTCCGATCCGAATGCAATAGAGCCTACCTCTTGCGAGTTATCATTCACACAGATAAGTCGCTTGAAGCTGCCGGTAATGCCTGTTACCATACCACTAAACGTCGATTCTCCGGATATTTTTATCCTTTGAGCAATCGCCGTTCCGTCCTGCTGCACCCGAAACGGGGCGAGGTGCTTGTTCTGCTTCGTGGCTCCGGCGTAGAACCGAATCGATGACGGATATATACCGTCGCCGCAAATACCGGCGTTTATGCCAAGTAAATTCCCAACGCCGATGTCTCCGGAAACAAGTCCGTCCTTGAAATTTATCCGCCCCGCAATCTCAGCGTCGTCGAGGTCGAAATACGTAGACTTGTCGCCGCTCTGTATGCGCCCGGTCGTAATGAACCGCCCATTTATCATCGAGAATCCGTACATAAGCGCAATGGAGCGCACTCGGAGCTCCGGATCCACAGAGTTAAGGACGCCCACCCAGAAATGGTAATAATTCGGATCTTGGTCTGCCTTTATAGTTTCTGTGCTAAACAAAAACACGCCGCTATTGCCTCGTCTAAGACACTTAGCGTATATATAATATGCCTGTTTGTCATCGTTCATCGTTTGGGTCGTATTCGACATTTTCCATGTCCTAATGACCTCTTCTATAGCATAATGAACAAGAGACCCGCCGATTATCCTCACAGCGTTCTTGTTGCCGTTGAAGTTCGCCTCAAATGTTGTGCCGCTTAGGATAAATTGCATAGACTTCGCTCCAACGGATAGAGCCAGAGTGTCGACCGAGTTGGGCTTTATCTTATCTGTGTAATAGTCTCCGTCAGGGTCAAATACCATGCCCATTATTTCACGAGAAGACCGCCAATTCGATTTCGCCTTTGCCGGATCGCTAAGGCCATTCATCGTTATCGCGTTATTTACAGACGAGAGTTCGGAAACCATAGACGACAATATACTCGTCTCAACAGTGTCGGATATAGTGAGCGTGTAATCGTACACATCAAGCAGATTCCTGTCTACTGCCTGTATTCTAACCGACTTGTCTACGCCGATGCCGGCATCAATAATATGCAATGAGTCTCCGGGAGAGAAAACATTTGCAGAAGCATCAGTGCCGAATAACTTTTCGAGGTAAGACTTCGACACACTCAGCCCGTACTTTACTGCCGGTTGGCTGTTTTCGTTGTAGTGTTTTTCCGCCTCCTCTTTCAGCTTCTCCTCCGCCTCCTGCTGATATCTACCGGGCAGGGTTACATCGAGGATCTTGTACTCATCACCGACGTCGAACTGAAATGCTACTGCATTATCGGACGGGAACTTATGCCCGCTCTCGTCTTGAAATTGCTTCAGTGTAAAAGTGCGACTCGGATGGTCGTACTCATGCACATCAAACTCATAGCCGGCAAGGTTTCCGGTGTTAAAGTGAATCTTTGCACTCACACCTGCAATCAGATACTTTGTCTCTCCATCCGGTTCTTTTTCGTTGAGATCGAACATAGAGGCATCCGAGAACTTCAATACTTCACCAACAAACGTTCCGGTTATCCGTCCATTGAATGTCGGCTTGATATCCTCGAATATCTTACACGCCTCGTGGATGCCGTATTTTCTCACGGCTTCTGTTTTCTCGATGAATGATTGCGCCTTGCTCTTGCCTGGGAGACACAGCCTATGTGCACGGTACTTGTGTGTTATATTATCAGTCGAGCCGTACGCCTTTAGGCGCGTAATGATGTTACTGCTGTCCACGTTCTGCCTGTCCAGGGCGTACAAGCCATTTCCCTTGCCGAATGAGAACTCGATGGGCAAGGTAGCGCCAACCTTTTCGTGAAAATTGATCACATATACGCCTGACACCTGCACGATCTCCATCTCCACCTCGAACTCCTTACAGAGATTCTGTAGCACAGCCAAGCAGTTGTCGCCCTCGCTGAATGAGAGCGTTTTATCAGACACTGTCCCGGGACAGCTCCCAAGCCTCCACCGGTTTGGATACACGCGGTTGGCGTTTGATACAAGTACTGTTGCAAATCTTCTCAGATCTCCTGTTAAGGCATCGCCTTGTACGTCTTGTAGTACATTGCTCGTCGTCTCTATCGTCAGGTCGTAGAATACCCTTAAAAGGTCGTACTGAACGCCCTCAAATGTTAGGTCATATGTGTACTTATACACCCCAGTCTTTCTCACGCGTGGCAGCCTGTTGAGCCGGTAATCGCGTGCAAAAGCGCGAATGGTATCCCCGATACGGTAATCCTGCGGATACGGGCTTTCGATCGTTATATTGACAACGTCCTCCGAGAGGAGCGACCAATTTTGGCGTGCACTAGTTATCGTTGTCGCGTCTTTTTTTACAGCAAGAGGGTACTCGCTTCCGTCTCGCCTCGTTACTATAATCTGTCCCATACGACTATTGCGTTTGTTTCAAATTTTTTTATTTCTTCGATACAGCCCGTTATGACTATATAGTACTCGCCTTTCTTCGCATATCCGTGAGAAACCCCCATCTGCCCTGAGACATCCTCAGAAATTACGCCATCTCCCCAGTCGATATTGATCAGCTTATCAGTACTGAAAAGAATTCGGCAATCCTGCGTGTCACTCGAAGAGTATATGTGCTTCAATATTTTCTTCACCGGCTGCGGCTCTATCAGTTTAAGCTTGAACGTGCCTACCATCTGCCGGTCACTCCACTCTTTCGCGACGACTATCTCATCTCGACAGTAGACGTTGTATATAAGCGGCTTTGTCGGATGCACGTCTATCGTAAGACGGCGGAGTCCCTTTTTGTCGAACAGCTGCTCGAACCGAGAGACTTTCGTCGCGAAGTCTACCTTACTGCTCGCCGTGATAAAGCAGTGCAGGGTTATCTCCCGAGGTTCATAGTAGATATGTTTCAGGTCTACGTCCTCCCCGTGGTAATCGTCCCACGAGACCGACTGGGTGCGCTTGGTCTTTGGCCTATTCATTACACCCTCAGAGTCTGATATAAACACGCCGTATTCTCTCAGGTCTACGCCATCGATTGAGTACGTAAGCAACTTCTCCCCATGTGCTTCTCCTACAATCTCCTCCTGTGTTAAAGCTCTGTTGTAAATCTTAACGTCGTCAAGAAGCCCAAAGCCATATTTTCCCCCGTAATAGTCCTGATTCAGCGACAGCCCTGCGAGCGTGCTTGCCCCTGAATGCTCCTTTATTTTTACGCCATTTTCATAAAAGGCGTACAGCCCACCTGACTTGACGAGAGCAAGGTGTTTAAAAGAACTTGCCGATGATTCGACCTCGACCTCTACGTACTTGTTTGTGCCGCCGAAGTTCAGCAGCCAAATGAATTTCTTAGGTGCTCCCGTTTCTACCGATAGGGCCTTTGCGAAAAACGACAGCGTGAAGTCGCCGGCAAGGTTGATTGGTACCTGCTTCGTTGTTGCGATCTTGTCATTGCCTGAGAACCTTACCGCATTACCTATCCTGCCTGTAACCAGCGAGGCTGTTCCGACCTGTACGTCCGATCGCGTTGCGCTATAGTCGTATGCAACCTTAGAGCCGGCAGGCTCGTCGAATGGGAAGTACAGGATGACGCTCTCGTCAATCTCCTGCTGTCGTGCTCTGTCTCTCTCCTCCATGCTGTGATGTTAATAAGTTTTGCGTCCTTTCTCCTCGACCTTTATTGTGCTATCGTCTTGCTGCTCTGTAGAAAGCGTTCCGCCATATCGGTTGATGTGCACTTTTGCCCCGCCGGAGCTTGTGACCGAAACTACCGAGTCGTCGAACATATCCACCTCGACAAAGGCATTGTCCACTACCACTATGTCGAGTGCAGATTGGTGCTTTGCGAACACCTCGCAAACACCGTATGATGTTACCAAGACCCTCCCTTTCGTCTTCCCAAGCGCAATGCACCGGCGGAAGTTCGTCAGGTCGATATGGTCATCGAGGAATACGCCCTGATCCTCCATGTGCCCTTTGAAATTCTCACGTATATAGTCATTGCTCGGAAATTCATTCGATAGACAGAAGTCTATCCCACGGATATACATATCTATCATTTTCCGCTTGTTGTCTAAGCGTTTCAGGTCATCGTACCACTCCTTGCAGATGCCTTTCGCCTTAGCGTCTTTCGCGAGCTGTTTTGCTATCTTTTTTGCATCCATTAAAGCAGTCCTTTTGCCCTCAACGGGCTTGTTGATGATGATATATTAATGCCCTTAAGCTCCCTGTAGATGTTTACGAGAAGCTTGTTGTAAGCCGTATTCTGTGCGATAGTAGACAGCACGGCAAGCTGCTGCCGGAGAATCTCGGAAGCCTCTGCTTGGTTGATACGCATAGCGTTCAACTGTCCGGCCACGATACCGGCCGTTTCTTCCGTTACGCCTTTCACTGCACCGCTGAGAGAGTCCGGCGACAGTGATAAGTTTAGCTTGTCCTTGAGGGCGTTTAGCGCGCCCTCAAGCTGCGGATACAGCCCTGTCAGTTCGTCATTGAGATTGTCTATATCGCCTATAACAGCATCAAGTCCAGCAAAATTCCCATCTTTATCGACCCACTTAGAAGTGTATTTGTCGATTATGTTTTTGATAGGATCATAAAGTACTTTCTGAATGATCATGTTCTTGACAAGGTTGTTGATAATGTTCTTAACCGTGTCACCCCAAGCGTGTGCAGCGTTCTTGCCATTCTCAAAAGCATCCGTTAGCGCATCTCCGAGTTCGGATGCAATACTCTTCGCGTCAGAACCGAGGAGGTCATTCTTCATCTCCTCGATCATGTCCGCAATTGCTCGGTTTATATCCTTGATTCGTTCCTCCCATTCCTTGATCTTGTCCGAATCGGTTTTTTTCTTCGACTTCTCGGCCTGAATCATAGCAGCAAGCTCCTTTTGCTGTTGCTTCATGTTTTTTATTGCATCGTGCTGATGCTTGTATTTCTCAGTCGAAAAGGCTTTCGATATTTGCCACTCCAGCTGCTTGTAGAGAGAGGTCAGTTTCTCGACGTTCTCCTGATGCATCCTGATCGCTTTCTCGGCTCTCCGGTCGTTGGCTCCTGCAAAATAGCTCACCACCGAACCGATTGCCTTTACAGCACCGGCAACGGCTTGCACGGGGTTGCCGCTTGCAATTCCCATGATGGCGTCCTGCGCTCCGCTGGCGAATCCCTCGACAGCTTGCAGGGCGAATCCCACCTCGTCAAGCCCCTCGACACCTAATGAATCAAGCGTGCCCATGATGTCCGTCAGGATGCCTTTCACCTGTGAGCCGGCCTTTGTCGCGCTATCCATCATGCCTGCAAGGGCGGCCATCTTGTCGCCCTCGGTCGCGGCTTTCCTGAAGTCCTCAAAGCCCTGTTTAAGGGCACCGAACGGGTTGCGCTCTCGGATTTCGTTCTTTAGCTCCTTGATCTTGCCCTTAATAACGTCGAGGTCTTTCGGGTCGAACTCAACACCGAGGAAAACCGTCTTTCCTTCGATAAGCTCGAGGAGTTTCTCCAACTCTTTCGTGCCGACCTCGTCGAGGTTCCCGAACAGCTTTTCCCAGTCGGGGCTTTCTTGTAGTTCTTTAAGTGCGAGTTTCGATTTCAATTGCTGTTCCGCCTTGTCGAGCTGTGCGATCATCTCTGTATTCCCGTGCTCCTGCGCTTTCTTGCGCTTTTCGGTGAACTCCTCGGTGATGGCTGTCATCTTCTCCTCGAACGACTTGTAGGTCTGTAGCATCTGATCGTATTCCGGATCGCCGGATAGCTTGCTGTCCTTTTTGTGCTTCTCTTTTCGATTCGCAATTGCAGCGTCTATCTTCTTACGTTCCTCGTCCGTTGTCGCCTTTGCTCTTGCTCTCTCAAGCAAGGTCAGGTCATTACTATACTGCAAGTCAAGAGCAATCTTTCTGTCAAGGTAGGACGCGTAATCATCAAGTAACTTCTGCGTTTCTTCTCTCTGCCTCTGTAGCGCGCCCTTCTCTACGTCGGCTAAGGCCTGCTTCTTCTCGTTGTCAAGCTCCGTCCCATCGTTCGCGAGACCCTCCCGTTTCTTTTCTATAATGTTTAAGATTTCAAGCGTTGTCCTTGCGTTATTCAACTGATCCGACAGCTCGGTGTTGAACCTCTCAAGGACTGTCTTCTTTGTCTCCTCAGCTATCTGATCGTTAAGCGTCCGCAACTGCTTGTTCTGCTCCTTAGTGCGCTTCTCGGCGTCTACAGATTGGATTATATCGCGCTGCTTCTTCAAGTAGTCGATATAAGTAGCCCCCTGCGCAAGCAATCCTTTGAACTCCGTCTCGGAAGACTTGGCCAGTACCTTGTCCCCGGAATTGACCCAAGACAGGAATCTCTGGTACTCCGCCTTTCGCTTATCCAGCATTTCGACGAACGGGTCTTTTTTGCTCGATGATTCCGACTTGCCCGGCTGTGCCAACTTCTTTTGCAGCTCCTCGATCTCCTTATGTGTCGCCTTCCATTCAGCGGAATTGGGGACTAAGTCTTTCAAAGCTTCTCGCTTCTCTGAAATAGCCTGTTCGATGGCCCCGACTGTTCCTTTTGCGTATTCCTTGGTGGCGTTTACTCCCGACTTTTTCATCTTTTCGATGACAGCGGCTTCCTCCTTTGCGGCGTTTTCGTAGCCTTTCCTTATCTCTTTGTCAAGAGCTTCTATCTCCCGTTTCTTTCTTTTCTTTTCTTCGTTTTCGACTATTATACTTGTGTAGTTTCCACCATCGAGGAAAAAGCTTTTTCTCTTAGTGTCGGACATAGCTTCGTACTCGGCCTGAAGCTTCATTTTCTCTTTGATTTTCTCCGTCGCTTGCTGGCTATGCACCAACGCCCTTGCCTTAGCCATCTGCGCCTCGATAAACGCCTCCTTGTTGCTGATCAGCAGGTTCTCTGCATCCCGGACGCTTGTAATAGACACGCCCAGTTCCTCGAAGGCTTTTTTGTTGTCCTTGACGAACTGTTCCTTGTCCTTGATGTTGTTGCCGAGGGCGGTGTATTTCGCTGAAAGTTCCTCGATCTTTCCGATCGGCTTGTATGCTCCCTCTATCATCGCATTCGAGAACTCCTCCTGTGCTTTCTTCGCCTCTCGCGCCTTACTTGAGAAGTGCACCACAAGGCCTATCAGCGCGGATATACCGGCGAGCACCCAACCGAACACCGGGATGGATTTGAGCGCAACCCCAACGAGACGAAGAGAACCGGCGAAGCCCAAGTTTGCCGTAGTGCCTGCTGTCGCGGCAACCGTTTGCGCTGTTGTAGCTGCCGTATTAGCCCCTTGCGCAACAGCATTCTGCGCCGTGGCAGCTGCCTGCGCCTCCTTAGCAGCTATATTGGCCGCAGTGGCCGCCGTGTTGGCTGTTTCTGCGACAGTTGCTTTTGCGACGACGCCTGCCCACCAGCTTTTCAGCCCGTTCAGCGTAACGAGCTGAAACGCACTGTCCTTGTTGAGCGTCTGCGCTACCTGTTGCATACCGATAGCAATTGCCATCACGCTTTGCACCTTGGTCATGACCTTTTGCAAGTTCTCGTTCTCGCCTGCAAACAGCGACACAGCTCCGGTTGCAGCAGAAAGCCCTCCGGCTAACCCTGAAATACCCTGAATAAACCCCTGAAACTTAGCCTCGTCGTTTGCGAGGATCTTACCTTGCGTTGCGATGTCTCCTTGAATATCTTGCAAGCGTCCCAGCTCATTTACAAGGGCTTTGTATGACGCACTCTGCTGGTCTATACCCTGCTCGATGAGTAGAGCCATCTCCTCTTTTAGCTCCTTGATTCGTCCACGCAACGACTGTTGCGCGGTTTCGTTCCTCTTGATCCCGATTGTCAGCCTCTCACGTTTCTGCGCCTCCTCCTCTAAGGCATCGGACAGCTCCCTCGCCTCAGCGAGGGCTTGCTTTCTTACTGCCATTTCACCGGCGATAGCTGCCTGCATCTCCTTCGCCCTGCGCGCCTCGTCCATTCGTCCTGCACCGAGGGCAGCCTGTGCCTCTTTGCCAAGCTGGTTGTACTTAGCCTCCAGCTCCGACAAAGCCCTCTCATGCATTTCGCACGCCTGCCCGATCTGTCCTATCGCCTGCCTGATTCCGTCCGCCGTTTGCAGGAAAGCCTTGTCCATCTTCTTACCGCCTGATACAGTTGCATCTGAAAGCCCCTGCACGCGCTTCAATGATTCCTGTATCGCCTCGTCGAACTGCCCGTTGTCGAGCAACGACCGAAACGATAGTGATCCGCCGTCTATATTTGCCATCCTACATCAAGCTGTTTACGTAGTCTATAATATCGCTGCTGTTTTGCTCAGTCAGGACTATCTCATCCTCGTCTTCAACGTCATAATTCGGAGCATCTATCATCATCCTCTGCACCACAGACCAAGTAATGCCGTTCACGAGATAGTCGTAAGTCCAACCGAAGTGCGCGCATATCGCGCCACGCCGCCCGTACGGACTCTTTAGTCCCCTTCCTCTATCCGATCCGGCGCGCTTGTCCTGTCGGCGGACATCAATCGAATAGAGTTCAAAAAATCCCCGAGATTGCACATCGCCGTGATGAGGACGTATATCTGATATAGCTCCGACGGCTTGATTTGACGGGCAAACAGCCCGGTAAGCTCTTCAAGTCGAGCCGTGTTGTACTCATATCGTATTACTCCACGAACGCCCAATTTCGGAACCAAATAATCGGAGCCGAGTACGGCAAGGGCTATGACCTTGGCGCAACGCTGTGCATGCTTTTTGGTCATTATCCGCGCTTGGAGCATTCCATTCTCGCCCCTTAGAGCCTCCTCGTCGATAGCCATTTCGACCCATTCGGCGGAAAGTCTGTCGAGCGTCCCAAGCGTCGGCTCTTCGATTGTAAACTTGCGCGTGACCGGGGTGAGCGTTTTCTTTTTCAAGAGTCCGAAGAAGTACCGCTTGCGCTGTACCTCCACGTCTTGCACCTCAAAGGAGACACCACGGTTGATCATCGTATTGAGTTCTGCGCGCTCCTGCTCTAATACGCGCTTGTTATCCTTTACTCGCATAGATTTCTAAGAAAGAAGCCCCGAACACATGCACGCACGGGTCGGGGCTTCGGCTAACAACTATGAAGAAACATTATGAAAAAGATATTTTACGTCTCTTTAGGGTCGTAGGCTCGTAAGGCCTTTCCAGACGCTACCGCGCAAGGCGTTACGGTGAAATTGACGAGGAAGATGCCCTTTGCCGACATGTCAGCGTCGATGACGGCCTCAATATCAGCGTTCGGAATCTCGAAGTTAAGACCCTGCTCGCTCTTCACGAGTATAGCCTTGTTTTCCACCGGTTCGTTCCCGTCAAACGCCCATTTGGTCTTTCCTCCGCTCCCTTTCGGCACCTTGGTACCACCGATATAGGCCACCAGCGCGTCGATGTCGGCATCCATGATCGAAAAGGTGAGCTTTGGAATCTTCTTGTTCTTCTTAAGCACCTCCGGGGCAGAACGACCCTCCTCGAAGTGCTCTGTCACCTCCGCCTGCTCCTGACTGATTTTGGCCGTGTCCTTGTAGGTCTTGCCAATCTTCGTCATAGCCGATTCCTGCGGCATCGTCCCATTGGGAGCTGCCGGAGCGACCTTGATTTCCGATAATCCGATTGTGATCATATTTCTGTTATTTTCCTGTTTGTATATTCCAGCTTATTCGTATGTTGCAAAAGTGCTGGCTCACGTTCGTCTCTGCCAGTACCGATTGATTTTCCGGTATTAGTTTCATGCCCTCGATGTTTGCACTCCTCAACACTCCTAACACGAGCTTTGACAGCTCTGCCAAACGCTTATGGTTAGGCTTCTTTTGCTCTTTTCCATCGATCCTGACAGTCATATCCGGGACATAGACGTTTACATTGCTCGTCGCAATCTGCGGCAAGTAGTCTTGCGTCATCGCAATCGTGTTGATTGCTATGTCCTCTTTGTCCGAGTTGTCGGGGCGGTCATCTTGGTAGCAGATTCTGCCACTGATTTTCGTCTCGATTCCTGCTTGGAAAAGCAGCTTTCTGACAATGCCGTCGATGTCAAAAGAGGTGTTCATCTGTCAAATGCTCTTTATATCGCTAATGAGCTGCTCAATCATGCGTGGCAACTCCCGTTCCGCCAGCTGCTCGGCACTTGCTATTACGTCACGGCCTCGGCTCTCGACGTGCAGCGCGTAGTTCATCCCTGCCGTTACGACAAGACAAACGCCCTGTGTGCCCTGTCCGACCTTGTGTGCGAGTGCTTCACCGGTCTTTGCTCCGATGCTGCTGCCTTTCACCTCCTCGTAGAGTGAGTGTACGGCAACGCCATCGACGAACACCACATACCCGATTGAGGAGCGCAGATTGCCGGTTTGGTCTTCAAAGCCTTGCTCCTTAGGGATGGATCGTGCGTGTGCTACGCACATTTCCCCCAGCTGTTGCAAGGCTTCAACCTGCTGCCGGACTATCTCTTGCAGAAACGCCTCGAAGCGTCCCCGAACGACCTCCGTCGTGAATTGTGCCTCTACACCCATAGCCGTGAATGCAACTGCCCCCTGTCAAACTTAAGCACCTTGCCCCTGATGCGTACCCCGGAGCCATCCTCGCGCTCTGCCACAAACACGCTTGTTCCGTCCTCCACCACCAAAGCGCCCTTGGGTATTTGGATAAGTGACGAGAACTTGCGAAATGTGCCATCTGCGGTCTGTACCTCCGAGCCTCTGCCGTCGGTTTCCTCCCTGCACTTAGACAGGAGTACGGGCTGCCGGGCGTTTTCTGTCCAATAGCCGTCTTCGTCCTGCACGGATTCCCCCGTCGATTGGAGCGCAAACAGGTAATGAGGGTACTGTATGATCATATCACCAGACGTTCGACCGGTTGCGGATTTTCGGGCGACTAAACAATACATTCTCGCGCCCTAATTCGGCACAAAGCGAAGCATAGAAGAACTTCACGGCGTCCATGTTCCACGAGATCGAATAACCGCCCTCTGAAACGTTCTGCGCGGCTCCTTTGAGCACTACGGAGAAACGTTTGTAGATGGCTTCGTCGCACCTCAAGACATCGACCTCCGCGTCTCCGTCAATCCCTGCTTTCAGCAGGATGACCTCGACGTCGTCCTCCGAGACCCCAAGCCGTGATAGGGTTGTGAGTAAGTATTGTTTGTTCGTCATGCCGCCCTGTGTGTGTGATTGAGCTTGTGAAAAAGACTGTCCCCGGATTGAGACTTACCTACGAGCAGTGAGGTACCGGGTCTTTCGTTCGCATTGCCCTGTCTGCTTGCAAACATCAAGGGTTGCCGCTCGTGTCATGAGAGGTCGGCGATGCACCGCCATCTGACCGACAGTCTTTTTTGTCACAGTTTGCGTCTCTTAATTCTTAGTCCACGAGGTAGCGTTCACCTGCATCAAGACAGAGCGACCGGCCAAGTTCCACGCCGGGAACAGGTTACTAATGCCCTCGGTTACCTCCTTGACGGGGCTTTCCTCCGAATACTTCTTGATAAGCGTATGCCCGTGCATCACCTTTTCTGCAACGCTGCCGGCAATAGGCTTAGCATCGATAGGACGCTTCCAGTACGTATTTCCGAGCACTTTGCTCTCTGAGAACAGGATAACGTCGTCCTCGAACGGGTTCGACGTAGTCCTCGTGCCGTCGGCAAGCTCAATTGTGATGTCTTGATCGATCACGATGATTTGAAGCCCCTTGTACAGCTCTTTCTTTCTCGACAGGTAGGCATTCACCGTCTGCAAGTCAGGCGTGTCGGTGGCTCCGGTGATATTCTCAATCAGCGTCGCGCACCTCTTGATAACCTCCTCCTGTGAAGCGAACTTGGCAAACGTTTCAACGTTCATGAACATGAACTTGTAGTTTGCGCCGATAGCTTTTCCCTTTTTCAACGCCTCCGGAATATCCTTGCTCAAAGGCTTACCAGCTGTTCCGCTGGTGTACGAAGTCGCAACACCCATCTTCTGCTCGCTCGGAATCATGTAGTCTACATCGTACTCTGTTACAACAGCAGCGTTGTTTGAGTTCGTAAACTTCACCTTGCCGAGTGAAATCTGCTTGAGTGCGATCCACTCAGCACGTGCGGCGACGCCTTTCCAGCAGAACTCCGTATCCTCCGCCCAAAATTCGACGAGGGCTTTCAGGTCGGGGTTTCCGGAAGACATCGCAACCATGATGTCGTACTCGGTCAGCTCGTCCTCGTTCTTTTCGCGTGAGATCGAAATCTTCGGGATGTCCCCCTGAATTCTGCTGATTGCCTCGCGCATCTTACGAGGAATGGTTGCACCACGAGAAACAAGGTCGGCAGCAATCTTCAATCCGGCTTGCGCTTCGAGCATCTTCCACGTCAAGAAGTTGGTTTCTTTCAGTGGGAACAGCGTCGGGTAGTAGTAATCTTTCAGGTCGTAGGTGTGGATCACGGCGGCCATGTCCTTTTCGTTCAACCCTACCATTAACGTCTTTTGCATTTCGATAAAATTTTAAGGGTTATACGTAGACAATACCTTTCAATGACGCCTTAATGTCGTCATTGACCGCAGGCGCGTTCTCTTCTCTCACAACACCAATGACCCAAGCGGATACGAACACGTTCGCCCCCTGTTTGACGTCTTCGTTAGAACCGGCTACAGCAATAGGGGTAACCCGGATCTTATCGGTTTCTCCGGCACTTTCATAGAGGCAGGTCCTACTCGTGAAACTTCCCCCAAGCGGCCCTTTTAGCGTGATCACGTCTTTCTCCGGATTACTCTTGTCGATAGATGTAATCTGCATACCATTGCAGCTCTTGGCTGCAATGTAGTCTCCCTCCTTAAAGTGGTGTCCTTTTGAGACCACCAGCTTTTTGGGAGATACACCCGAATCCGCTATGGCGTGTACAGTCTTGCAGACTTCGTAAAGCCCGTCTGCGCCCTTGCCGATAGGCGTACCCTCTAACAGTGCAGAGCCTCCGAGTTTGACCGTCGAAATGCCGACGCCTCCGGGGATGTCTGCCGTGCGGTGGAGCACGCATTTAATGACGCCTTTGTCTCTTCCTCTTTTAATACTAAGCATCTTTCCTGTTTATTATACCTCCTTGCCCGTGAGAGTGTTTGCTTCGGGCTTCTGACTTGCGATATAGTCGGAGACGGCTTTAGATGTCCCGTCCTCGGTCTTTTGCGCCATCAATGGGGCACCACCGGAACCGGCCATTTTCGCATTTGCTACACTCTGATTTGCTGCAACGATGTCGGTTTCCTTTTCTGTCAAGTATTCGTTGAAAGCATTATCGTCGGCAAAGCTCATGCGTGCAAAGTCTTTCAAGGTTTGAGCCTTAAAAGTTTCATCCTTGCATGCTGCGAGTTTCTCCTGCAATGCCTGAAGCCTTGATTTCCCGACTTCTCCCTGCTTGAAACGATTGAGTTCTTCCTGCAGTGGCTTAACCGCTCCGGCGACAGCCTGCGCAACGATTGTTGCGATGTCGTCTGCCGGTTTAGGATCATCTTTCGGCTTAGGCTCATTGCCGGGCTCTACCTTTTCCACGAGGTCGAACTTCTTTTTCAGGTTGGCCTCGAATGTTTTGTTTCCCTCCGAGACCTCCTTATCCACGTCGGCGCGGAAGTCCTTGATGAACTGCTCCACCTGTTCCTTGGTGAGCTTCTCTACAAGTGCTTTCGCTTCTTCCTCTGTTGTCGCTTGTACGGCTAAGATGCCGGCCAAGACCTTAAGACCATCTTTTCGCGCGCCTAAAAAGCGTTGGTTCAGTAGCGCGAGTACTTTTTCTTTCATCCTGATTCAGTTACGTTTCACAAATCGAAACAAATCTAAAATGTTTTATATTAAAACACGAGAGAGGTCGTAAATACTTGTGCTTAAGTTATCAAACACGGATTCGGGCTAATGCTTCAACATGAGAGTGAGAAGAGAAGAGCGATTTAGTTTTTTCAGGTGTTGGTGGCACAAACGCTGTGCGTTTTGCCCCTATATATCCTATATCTTCTTTTATTCTTACATTCTTATCATTCTTGTTAGTTGTCAGTCGTTTGTCAGTCGTTTGTCAGCTGTTTGTCAGCTTCTTTGTCGGCGCACCCTTCAATCTGCTGGTAACCCTCCCAATTACAGATAGTTATGAGCCGACTTTGCTTTGTCGATTCGTTTGTCAAAAATCCGAAGTTTTGGAAACGAAGCTCGCAACTACATTGTAGCCACCAAATCGCTATATTTGCCCCGTATCACACCCCGGAAGTGGTTGTTGCGGATTTTGCAACAACCACCGATGGGGCAAAACAGCACAACACAATGAAGAAATTACTACTTACAATGACCGCCCTCGTAGGGCTGCTTACAGCATTCTCCGGATGCAAGAAGAATGAACCGAATAGCCATGATGAAGCAATAAGAGTTGTCGCAACGTCAAGCCACAACGATATGTATAACGGCATGGAGGTCGTTTTCTCCGCAATCGTTACAGGGGGAGAAGCCAATGAAGTTTTATTCTATTTCGATGGACAACAAATAAGCTCATTGATTTCACCGCCATATCAGATTAAGTATCAAATAAAGGATATTGCACCTGGCGACCACAGGCTTGTTTGCATCGCAAAGGTTTCAGGGAAAGAGTATAGAGGGGAAGCGGTGGTATCCCTAAAATTACGACTTGGTGATGAGTATCAAGGTGGAAAGATATTCAGCCTAAATTCAGATGGTAAAAGTGGACTTATAGCCGCAACAAGAGATTTGGAATATAGTAGTCCACAGGGGGCAGAAGTAGGTTTTTCTTGGGGAGACATCAGCGTGATAGGCACCAGCTTAGACGATGGGAAATCAAACACTCAGATAATGGCTGCACATGCAATTCACCCCAGCAGTGCAGGTTACCACTTCAAAAATGGATACAACTATAATGGGTATAATGACTGGTATATACCATCTATCAAAGAGCTTGAAATGCTAAAAAGTATGATGCATCTTGTTGGCGGATTTGTGGAATCGAATGTATTTTGGAAGAACTGCTATTGGTCTTCATCGGAAAAAAGTGCTCAAGATGCTTTTGGGTTAAACTTTTATGTTCTATCTGCAAACTACGACTTAAAGGTGAAAGTGAAAAAGATACGCCCAATAAGACAGTTCTAACAAGGAAATCACAGGGAAATAATATGCAATGGCTTATCAGGGCAACCGCATCAAAAATTTCGAGAAAATACAAGTTGCTAATTTTCAAATGATTGCATTTTGGAGCTATGGTTGATAATCAGGTACTTACATTTTGATGCGGTTGCCCTGATGGCTTATAATAAAGTTTTGCCAGCTCAAAAACATTGCCTACCTTTGCAGTGTTGAAACTTTACGAGGGCGAAGTACAAAGGCTCTCAAATGGTTGAGGGCTATTTTTGTATAGCCACATCGACAAGAAAATAGATATTGGTGTCCATACCCCTGTGTGTTAGCTGTAATGGCGCACAAAACTTCTCTCGTAGAGTTTCAACAGCAGGAAAGGTGGGCACCTCTTATTTTTTATAGTTATGTTGAGAACTACGGAAGTCCTAAAACAGACGGAATTGCTTGGACAACAATTCGAGGTGTACGGCACACCGCAAGAGCCGCTATTCAAGGCGCAAGACATCGCTCTTATGTTATCGCTGAAGAATACAAGCGATATGATTAGCAGAGTAGATGAAGAAGAACGGTCTAAGTTGAACTTAGGGCGTCAAGGCGAAACTTGGATGCTCACGGAAAACGGCTTATATGAAGTCTTGATGCAAAGCCGTAAGCCTATCGCCAAACAATTCAAGAGAGGTGTTAAGGCCATCTTGAAAGAGATACGCACGAATGGCGGTTATGTTGCGACCCAAGCGGACGACACCCCCGAATTGATTATGGCACGTGCATTGCAAGTAGCACAATCAACTATTGAAAGGCACGCAAAGCAACTCGAAGCCGCCAAAGCTACCATCACCAGCCAAAGCGAACAACTCAAAGCCCAAGCACCTAAGGTTGAGTACACCGACAACGTATTAAACTCTGTAAACACCTACACCAGCACGCAGATGGCAAAGGAACTCGACCTGCGCACAGCGGAGCAGCTACATGACATGCTAAAGGGTTGGGGAGTGATGATCAGACAAAGCGGACAATGGTTGCTGTCTGCAAAATTTTGCGGACAGAGTTACACAAAGACGCGTACACACTCCTACACTCGACAGGACGGGACACAAGGCACAAATACTATCACCGTGTGGACAGAGCGTGGACGTTGTTTTTTGCATCACAACTTCAAAGGTTGTGGCTTACACACTGCAAATATAGAATAAAGTTCAAAACAATGCAACAATTTATAGAACAAATTTCAACGCCGGTATGGAAAGAAAAATAGACAGATTCGATAAGTTCCTGAAACACAAAGGAATAAATGATAATCAGGCGACTAAACTTTTGGGCTTTTCTACGGGGACTATTTCTAAATCGCGGGAAAAGGGGCGCGATCTTTCAGACAGGAACGCGGAAAAAGCATTGAACTTTTTTCAAGACCTGTCGCGCGTTTGGCTCCTTACCGGCGTGGGAGAAATGATAAACAACCCCAACCAACCGGCAGAAGCTAAGGATAATGATAGTACAGACGATGTGGCTATGGTTCCACTTCTCCCTATCGCAGCTCTTGCCGGCAGTCTGAGCGATTTCGCTGTATCGGTTATGTACTCCGATTGCGAGCAAGTAGTATCACCGATACGGGGTGCCGATTTGGCCATAACGGTAAGTGGTGAGAGCATGACACCGGAGTACCCGAACGGCTCTCAGATATTCATTAAGAGGATAAACGAAAAGGCATTTATCGAGTGGGGCCGCGTCTATGTCCTTGACACGGTGAACGGCAGTGTAGTAAAAAGGGTGTTTCCGTCCGATGATGAAAACAGAATCAAGTGCGTTTCAACGAATCCGGAATACCCGCCATTTGAGATAAACATGCAGGATGTGAACGGTATATACCGCGTGCTGCTGTGTATGAGCGTGAAATAGGATAATACCATACGAGTATGAAAAACATCAAGAATATCAACCAGCAGGCTATCGAAATACAGCGGCGTTTTTTTGAGGCCATCGAGCTGGCTAAAACCCTTGAACGTACAAGCGGAATAAAGGAGTTTTGCATCACACACAACCTGAATAGAACTAAGTACTACAGGGTGAAGTCGCTATTGAATAAGCCACCGACTGAAATGCACTATAAGTCTATAGATATAGATGCGCTGCATTATTTGTGCCGCGACTTCGGCGTGTCCCCAACGTGGCTGCTCCTTGGAAAGGGTGAGCTGAAAATACGATAACGACATGGTTATCAAACGGAGCGTGAAATTCTTACTACATAAGCGGAAAGCCGGTGAAGCGGTTGGTCTCTCTATCCGGATGCGCGTAACGCTAAGAGGTGAACGCCCTTTCGATTTTCCGCTTGGACTAAAAGTTGATTCCGACAAATGGGATTCGGCTACAGAGAGGGCTGTTGAGGGCACAAAGGAAGCAGACGAAATAAATAGAACCGTCGAAGAATACAGGACGAATATAAACGAAGTGTTTGCACGCTATGAGCTGTTGGAGAAGCGGATACCGACAGTGCAAGAAGTAAAGGACTTGTTTAACGATATGATAGGTAAGGCATCCTTGCTCGATGAGAGCGGAAAACTCGACCTTTGGAGTGTGTTCGACCTCTTTACAGAACAAGTCGGAAATAAGAACCAATGGGCGGCCTCCACGTTTCAGAAATTCCGCACACTCAGGCATCACCTGAAAGCATTTGCGCCAAACCTATCTTTCGCCTCTCTGTCGGACGAAAAAATGCAAGGGTTCGTTGATTATTATAGAAAAAAAGATTTCCGAAACACGACTATTTCGAAACAGCTTTCATTTTTGCGCTGGTTCTTGCGCTGGGCGGCTCAAAAAAGATATTACAACGGTGATCTGCACGACACATTCAAACCGAAACTGAAAGGGGTATCGGTCGATTCTAAGGAAATCATCTATCTTTCACAAGACGAGGTAAAGCAGCTTGAAGATTTCCATTTCCAACCGACGCAAGAAGCACTTGAGCGTGTCCGGGACGTGTTCCTGTTTCAGTGTTTCACGGGACTTAGATATTCAGACGTCGCGAAATTGAAGCGTTCTGACGTCAAAAGGGGTGTTATCCATGTAGTCACGAAAAAGACCGTGGATGGTCTTAGAATTGAGCTGAACAAGCATTCACAGGCTATTCTTGATAAGTACAAGGATTGCACATTTCCGAGCGACAAGGTTTTACCCGTTATCTCTAATGTGAAGATGAACGCGCACCTCAAAACGCTGGGGCAGGTTGTAGGGCTTGACGAACCTACGCGGATAGTCTTCTTCAAGGGCAATCAACGATACGAAGAGGTCTATCCGAAATGGTATCTCCTGACAACGCACGTTGGGCGACGTACCTTTGTCGTTACAGCCTTACAGCTCGGAATACCGGTAGAAGTTATTATGCGCTGGACTGGACACTCCAGCTTTGAGGCGATGAAGCCTTACGCAAAGATCGTGGACGAGTTGAAAGAAAAATCTATGGCCAAGTTCGATTCGCTGTGATATGTACACGAATAAAGGGCACGAAGCAGACGCACACGAAAGTGTACACGAATTTATAATACTGATACGAAAGCTCGTGAAACAGTATGATATTGAAAAAGCTGCAAAAACAAAGAATTGGCATCAAACGAAATCACATGACAGCATGGTCTTGCTTCCTCTCTCTCCGCTGAAAACCTTTTCAAGTAGTCCGAAAGACATCTGAAAAGAAAATCACAAAAACGGACAAACGTCTTAATCATAAGCGATTAAGGCGTTTTTCTTTTTAGAAAACTCCTACTTTCGGAAGAGATACTGAATAGGCGTATATTCCATAAATATGCCCCGGATGGTTCCATTTTGGTTACAAAAAACGAAGAGGCTGAAAATTGTAACCACAGAAGACCTTCAGGCTATGTTTAGACGACAGATAAATATCTCTGTTTCAAAATAATATGTAGAACTTTGTAGCCGTATGGTTACACTAATTTTGAAACCAGATGAAGAGTCAATTTCGTTCAGTTTTTTACCTGCGCAGCAATTACATTAACAAAGAAGGTAAAACTCCTGTCCTTATTCGTATTTATCTGAATAAGAAACGCCTGTCGTTGGGTTCGACAGGGCTGGCTGTTAATCCCATACAATGGGATTCAGAAAAAGAGAAAGTCAAAGGACATAGTGTAGAAGCACTTGAAGTCAATCGAAAGATCGAAGAAATCAGGGCTGATATTCTGACCATTTACAAACGTTTGGATGTTACAGTGGAAGATTTGACGTTGGAGCGTATCAAATCGGAATATTTCGGTACATCTGACACACTGACAAGTGTCATGGAATTATTCGAAAAACACAATAGCGATGTACGCGTTCAAGTAGGAATAACCAAAACAGTGGCAACCTTACAGAAATATGAAAATTGTAAACGTCACTTCGAACAGTTTCTCAAAAGTAAATACAAGCGGACAGATCTGAAGTTTTCGGAGCTTACTCCGTTGATTATTCATAATTTCGAACTATTTCTTTTGACGGTCGCCAAATGCCGCCCCAATACTTCAACAAAAATTTTGAAGTTTCTCAAGACCATAACCATTTATGGGCAGAAACATGGTTTTTTAGCACATGACCCATTTGCCAATAAGCGTTTTCATCTGGAAAATACGGACAGAGGGTTTCTTACGGACGAAGAGATCAAGAATTTAATTCACAAAGAAATGGCTTCTCCGAGACTGGATTTGGTTCGTGACATTTTTCTCTTTTCTTGTTTCACGGGTTTGGCATATATAGATGTGGCTAATCTTACCGAAGACAATATTGTTGAGCTGGATGGTAGGAAATGGATCATGACTAAACGACAAAAAACAAATATAGCCACAAATATTCTTCTTCTTGAAATACCTGGGATGATTCTCGAAAAGTATAGACCGGTAAGAAAAGAAAGGAAATTACTGCCTGTCATATCTAATCAGAAAATGAACGGTTACCTGAAGGAGATTGCTGACTTGTGCGGAATAAAGAAGCATTTAACCTTTCATATGGCCCGCCATACATTTGCCACGATGTCTTTGAGCAAAGGCGTTCCCATCGAATCCGTATCCAAAATGTTGGGACACACTAACATTAGGACTACTCAAATTTATGCCCGTATCACCAATAAAAAGATAGAAGCCGATATGATCGCTCTCGGGGCCAAATTGGACATCTTTGAACGTGAGGCCAAATCTGTAGTCGGAAATCGTAAATTGAAAGAAGAAATGGGAATACGAAGCTATTCCAAATGATTTAGAGAATGATTCAAAAACAAGAATAAATTATGACATGATGAAACAGGAAAAGAAAACCTTGTCGTATTACCGACTCAGGCTGGAAGTTTATCTGAAAGACTACCATCCGCAGTTGCTCAGTGACGAAACGTTTATCCGTGAACGTTCCGAAGCTGCTGCAAAAACGTACGAAGAAGCCTTCCTGCAAGACAATCCCATCGGCATAGCCGAAAGCATGGCCATGGAGGTATTGCTTAGAGGACTGCATTTTTCGCCGTATCAGTTTATCGAACAAATCATCGATAACGAATTTGCAAACGAAGTTCCCGCCGAACTGTCGGGAAAACTCTCTTTGCTTCTGTTGGAGCACAAAGAAGTCAAAGATACCTTCGACCGTTACCATCCGGGAGACGACTTCGATGAAAAGCCGGAATATGACCGGCTCTATACCGAACTGACCGGAACGATCACTACGGTCATGGAAGAGCATGATTTGCTAAAGGACATTCTCCGTTAGCCCGATCAATCTTTTCTCGACAACCTCTCTTTTAAGGGATAGCTTCACACACGGGGCTGTCCCTTTTTCTTTTCCGGAGAATTTCGGGAGTATCTTTTCCATCTCCAAATCTTCCACCTGTTGTCTTCGATCCCGGAGTGCCGATTCCTTTCTTTGGGCGAAGGAAACCGGCCTTCGGGTAAAGTGTCAAGGCCTGAAGCCCTTTCGGGTTCGCCTGAAAAAATCTCCACATTTCCACTTCGTTCCAAGTCGTATTTTTTCGGGAAGCCTTGACATATACCCTCCGGCCACCTTGAACAGCCCACGAAACGAAATCGGCACACTCCGAGCTTTAGACGCAAAAAAAATGTCAGCATTATGGAACAAGAAAGATTAAATCACTCAATGGATCGCAGGAAACGAAATAACTCCTCCTCGCATTACCGCATAAAAACGGGTTCGGACGTGTCCATTCTTATCGTGGCAAGCGAATACGGAAATCGTGCCTGTGAATTGACCGAACTGCTGTTGTGCCATGTCGGATTTAAGACCGTGCCTGTGGTTTCGGTGAATAAGGGAAACGGATATGTACGCCTGTACAGTTGGGAAAATTATGTCGCAGAAACCTGCTATGACAAAGATGCGGAAAGCATCAGCCTCTCTCAGGACGAATACGACGATGATGCACTGCTGAATGCAGCCATAGAGAAACATTTTCTAACCCTGACAAAACAATAAACAGTTATGGCAACCAATAATTTCGCTTACGAGAATCGTCTCATCTATGTCGAAGACGAAGACTACGAATCAGGGAATGTTCCCGAACACAAGGAATATGTGCAGGGATGCAACCGCAATTATCCGAGCTATTATCTGGATGAATACCGTGCTTCCTTTCATACGCTTGATATAGTCATTACTTCAGCCTACTATTCGGGTGGGTGTATCGACTACATTCAACATGACAGCTATTTGAACAACATAACTTTTTGCGATGGATATGATGAAGATGCCACCGACACGATTATGCGTGATTTCAAAGCATATCATCCCGATTATGAGAAAGTCAGAGAATTGGCAAGGAAAATAGGAGAAGATTGGAAGAATTATACTGCTTACGATGCTTTACAGGCATATTTATTCGCATTGGAAAAGCCCGAAGCCGATAAGATAATCGACAAAATCAAAACGGATTATGGCTATCGGGAACTCACTAAAACAGGCTCTTTCTGTAATGGAGAGGCTTTATATGAACAAATTGCATAAACGAAAACAACGATGAAAACAGTCCTTATACGGCTGACGGTAGTAGCTGCTTTCATAATCGGAACGGTCTGTATTTGTTCCATGCTTATCACAGAAGAAGCGATAACGGTACTTACCCTGCTCACCGCCCTGTACTTCGTGCGCTTTCTCGTCCGTACGGCACTCGATGTCTTTTTCACGCTTGTCAGGTGGCTATGTATCATAGCTCTATTGGGATTGCTTTTCTGCTCACTCTTTTAATAACTCTATAAACAACAAGGATATGAATACATTCGATTTTCATCAGGACAGCAAGGTTACTTGCCGGATGCGAACAAAATTTCAGGTGAAAGCTGAAAATTATGAACAGGCAATAGCCATTATAAAATCTTGGCAAGGCGAAGACGTGATGAACCATGACGATGAAGAACAGGTCATTATCGTTGAAGGAGAAACGCTTTTGGATACCTCCGAGAATCTTTCTCCCGAAGAAAACGGAGGTCGTCCGACCATAGAGGTTTTCGATGACAAGGGAAAGGAAATCACCAATAATTTGAACCAATAAATATCAGAGGTTATGGCTAATATATGCACCAATCTGTTCTTCTGCTCCACAGAGAACAAAGAGAACCTGAAAACGGTAGAAAACTACATGACGGATACTTTCGGGGAAGGTTGGTATTGCTACTGCTCCGACGAGCAAATGGTGGAGGGCGAATTTGAATCCAAGTGGTCATTTCCCGAAAATTTCTTCGAGAGAATCACAGCGGAGTTATCCCATGACAAAACGCTTTATATGCGGATTCTTTCCTATGAATTCGGCAATGAGTATGCGAGTTTCAGAGTGTATAGAGACGGAGAATGGGATATTAAATTCTAACATCTTATGACAATGAAAGGTACAGAGCATTTCAAGAACGTTATCCAAAATTATCTGGACGAACGGGCTCAATATGATGAACTCTTTGCGGAGAATTACCGTAAGAAGGATAAAGACATGGACAGTTGCATTCAATACATCTTAAACACAGTAAAACAAAGCGGTTGCAACGGATTTGCCGATGATGAAATTTACTCGATGGCAGTACATTTTTTCGATGAAGATAACATCGACATCGGTAGTCCGATAAACGCACATGTTGTAGCTGTAGTAAATCAGGTGGTAGAATTGACAGCCGAAGAAAAGGCACAGGCTCATCGGGAAGCGATGCAGAGGGCGCAGGAAGAAGCCTACCGAAAGATGACACAACCGACAAAGAAAAAAGCTAAAACGACTGTCGATACAACCCTCCAACCGAGTTTATTCGATTTATAATTTATCGACGCATGAAACCGAGAAATAAATTTCAGAAGCAGGTGGCGGAGCTGAGCAGTCTGCTCCCCGCCATCACCCAAGCACAAAAGAATTGGGCATTTAAGCACTGCTTTACACATATCGCCAAACGCACGGCAAAAGGAGAATGTACTTGTTTGGAATGTGGGCATACATGGATGGATAAAGAGCATAAGAGAAAGAGAATTATTTGTCCGCATTGTGGAACAGCCTTGGAGGTTAATACTACCCGACAAAGGGTTTTCAAACAAACGGAATACTTGGGTATCGTTACGACATTCAAAGAGTATCAGGTCTTGCGCTTCTTCTATATGCAGTCTTACCATAAGAAGGGTGAACAAGCCGATTATTTCATTTCCGAAGTGGTGCAGCGTTGGATGAACGCACAAGGCAAGTCCGCAGTACTGGCACGGCTTCGCCCGATGAGTTGTTGGTACGACACTTGGCAGTTCGGCAGTAATTTGGAAATACGTCCCGACAAGGATTTGTACGATATATTCCCCTCCGCCATCTATCCCCGACAGAAAATTCTACCTGAAATCAAACGGAACGGATTTAAGGGCGAATATCACGACCTTACACCTTTCGAGTTGTTTCATTCCATTCTGACTAACAATAAAGCCGAAACATTATTGAAGACAAAACAAACCGGACTTTTGCGGCACTTCGTCAGAATTAAATACCGGAATATCGAGAACTATTGGGCTTCTCTCTGCATCTGTATCCGCAACGGATATACCATTACGGACGGCTCTATGTGGTGCGACTATGTCGATATGCTCTGCCGATTGAGAAAAGATATTCATAGTCCGAAATACGTTTGCCCCTCCGACCTCAAAACCGAGCACGACCGCAGGCAGTCAGAACTGCGCAAACAAAGAGAAAAAGAGGAAAGAGAGCAAAAAAGACGAAAGGCAATGGAGGATGAAGAACGTTTTCAAGAACTCAAATCCAAATTCTTCGGTATCTCATTCACGGATGGAACAATTCATGTTCATGTTCTGGAAAGTGTTCAGGAGCATTTGGAAGAAGGACTGGCATTACATCATTGCGTATTTGAGGGAGGATATTATCTCAAACCTCAGTCCCTTATCCTTTCTGCTACCGTAGACGGTAAACGGATAGAGACCGTAGAAGTTTCTTTGGAGACAATGAGAGTTGTGCAATGCCGAGGGTTGTGCAATCAAAACAGCCAATATCACGAACGAATACTCAAACTTGTCCGCAGGAATATGAAGCAAATTCGCCAATGTATGGCGGCATAATGTTTAACTGAAATACATAGAGAAATGGAAATCAAAATAGAAAGCATCATTTGTAATTGGGCAGACGAGATACCTCACATTCTTATTCTTATAAGGGTTATCAATGCCGCAGCCCTATCCGCCAATGAGGAGGAATTAAGAACCTCCATAAGGCAGATAGCCGAAGAAACGGCACTTGACAAGTTCTTCGCCTATGGTTACGGCGCACATCACTTTTGGCTCACTCATCGCAGGCTGTCCAATGGTGAGCCGATGCCAAACAGATTATTAAAGGTTGAATTTTGAGGATATGAAGAAACGAATTTACAGAATACGGACACAATACATCTTTGAAGGTGTGTTTGAAGTGCTTGCCGAGAGCAGAGAGGAAGCACGGCAAAAAGTCCTGCAAGATTGCGGACTCGTAATGGGAAGGAACATCTACAGCACCTTGCCCGATGAAGAAGTAAATTGGGCATTCGACATCCATCCTGAAAAGCGGATAGGTGAGATAGTGCAGTTGAAGTAAAGAAGAACAGCGGGCGGCATTTTTGTCGCCCGCTACTTTTTGTCGGTGAGCCTGAAGCGGTACAAAAAGTAGCAAAAAGACCGATTGAAAAAGGAAATTAACGGTGATTTGCCGGTTACTGACGAATCGACAAACCCTAAGAAATAGGGATTCCGGACTGTGAAAATAGCCACTATTGGCGATTGCAAACGATATTCTACTTGTATATTTTTGTAAACTCAAATAATAAGAAAAAGGTATGGATAAAAAACTCAGATTGACAGGGTATGTGGGAGTGGCAGGTAGCCTGCTGATGTATACCGGCGACATGTTGCTGTATTTTACGACACAACCCATTCCCGATCGGGAAAAAGATCTGCTGCTTTCTATGGGCACAGTGCCCTTGGAGCGTCTCATTGCCGGAGGAATAATAGGCCCGTTGGCGGCGGTTCTGTACATCATCGGATTCTATCATTTGTTTCTCAGGGTTAAGAAAGCGCGACGAAAAACAGCCTGCTGGATGCTTGCTTCCCTATCCGTAAGTATAATTGTCGGAGGTGCTTATCATGCCTTCTTCCCGGCTTTCGGCATCGTATCGTCGCAGGGACATCCCGAAATCATCGACCATTTTCTCTCCTATATCGGCTGGTTGGGCGGTTTTTCTTTTTTCTTAATGGGAATCGGATGGTTGCTCTTTTCTGTATTGGTGCTGCAAAAGCAGACTTCTTTTCCTCGTTGGATAGTTTTCGCAACACCGTTGATCACCATCTGGCTCAATTTCCTTTGGAAAACGCTGCCGCAACCGTTTCTTCTGTTGATAGCGGGCGGATGGAATAATCTGGTGTATACCCTGATTTTTGCCGTATCGCTGATCACATTAAAAAAACAATATCATCCCCGATGACTATGAGTGATTTTTCGTTTTTCACCACGTTGCAAGCCGGATGGCTGAACGCATGGATACCTTCGTTCGGCATGGTGCTGATACAGTTTATATATATGGCAATCTTCCGTGAGGGAGGAAAGCGCGCGGTGGACACCTCGTGGTACACGGCCAAAGACAAGGCGAACGCCTCTGTCAGTACAATCTTGCAAATTGCCATATTGGTGCTTTCCGTTTTCGTCCCGTTCAAGTTCGGTACGGCATGGTTTCTTGCGGGAATGGTGGTTTACGTGCTTTCGCTGGTGCTCTTTGTCCGGGCTTTTCACAACTATGTGGCAACTCCTGCCGGAAAGACCATCAAAGGAGGAGTCTATCGTTGGTCGCGCAATCCGATGTACTTTTTCTTTTTTACGGGGATGCTCGGCGTTTGTATCGCTTCCGCCTCGTTGTGGATGCTACTCGTCATGATACCCTTCATCATTGCCACACATTTCCTCATATTGGGAGAAGAACGCTATTGTGAGGAAACCTACGGAGAGGAATACCGCGAATACAAGGCCAAGACTCCTCGTTATTTCTTGTTCTTTTAGCTGCTGAATAGAAGATGAGACTGTTCAAGAAGTTCATAAGCAATTGCCGCAGACCTGAAAACAATTTCTGGGGAAAAATGATGCTTGCGGGGATGAACTACGGCCATAATAAAATGGCTCTCTGGTGCATCGACGAATGTATCCGACCGTCCGGTGAGGAGGATATTCTCGACATCGGTTGCGGCGGCGGGCAAAACATCGCCAACTTTCTGACAAGGACGAAAGGAAAAGTATGCGGGGCGGACTACTCGGCGCAGAGCGTGGCAAAATCCGTTGCAGGAAACAGGAAAGCTGTCCGGGACGGCCGGGCGGAAATCATCGAGGCCTCGGTCTCGTCCCTTCCTTATGAATCTGCGACTTTCGATCTTGCAACGGCTTTTGAAACCATCTACTTCTGGCCGGACATCGTCGAGGATTTCAAAGAAGTAAGGCGTGTGCTCAAGTCGGGCGGCAGATTTGCCGTCTGCAACGAAATGGCTTCCGAGGTAGGAAACGAGCGATGGATTTCACTCTTGGATATGAAAATTTATACCCCGGACGAAATCGTTGAGAACATGACGAAAGCAGGGTTTACACAGACTTCCGTATTTACGCAGGGCAATCGTATCTGTGTTATCGGGCGATGAGTATATGTCTATCCATTTATTATCAGTTTACCAAGTTTTCTCTGCCAGGGAATAAGACTACTTACTATTTGAGACCATTGCACGGTCTTTTAGCGATATATTGGATAGGATTATTGTCTATATCATTGGTATTTAGTATCTTTATACATAAAACAATAGTATAGATATGGCTACCAAACAAACAGAATCGGCACCAAGCTTTCTGCAAGTATACACTCAGGTTCGCAGAGATCGTATGAAACACTCTTTCCTGCGTCAAATCAATACCTCCTGTTGATTGGCGTGGTATTCGCACACTGCTGAACAAGAAATACACCAAGACACAGAATGCCATAGGTAACCCTGCCTACGATGCACTGTTGATGTTCAAGATTCTACTCCTAGAGACTTGGTATGGTTTGAGTGACTACGAGGTTGAAGAACGCATCAACGACTCCTTGCTTTTCAGTGAA